GTAAATAGGCGATAAGCCATTTGTGTTAAGCAATAGTATTCACCAATGCTCTCACACTTGCGAGAAAAAGTTCTCAAGATTGAAAAATTTTCAATCTGTTTAATGATCCAACGTTGGTCAACGCCTAAAGGTGGCATTTTTTCTAGACCTTTCAATATATGCTGAATCATTGTATTGATGGCGCTCTCTCGAGCTTCTTCATCATAGGATTGCACATCCATTTGAGCATGTGCATCCTTAACAAACTGAGTCTTTTTAAAACTCACTTGTGTTGGTGCAGTTTCTGCAATAACCATGCGTTCACATTCCTGCACAATTTTATAAGGTGGAAGAATAGGTTCACCTCCTCCCAATAATTGTGGGAACTCAACTGTTACACTCCCATAATTAGGAATGCAATAATCACTGATTAAGCGACCACGTAAAAGTGGTTTACAACCATACATGATATAAACATGACCAGATAGAAGAGTGCGATAACGCACCCATAAATCAATCTTATCATATAATTCATCAGTGGTTCGATCAGTGAGTGTAACTATATACGAACCTCCCAAAAAGGAGACTTGTAAATGTAGTTTAGTGTCATCAGTGACATAAACTTTATTATTACCCATCTTTTTTGAAAAAAATGATGGAAAAAAGCTTTTGGTAGAATTCTTTGTTTCAAGTTTGTACATTTGGATTCACCGGATTCATCAATCTATAGATGTGGAGCTGCTCCTAGAAACTCTCCATTGCTGTATTTGTCATCGCGTGCGTAACTAACCTTACGCGATCAAGTCTTACCATTCTCATATTCCGTGTTAGAACTAGGCTAGCTATGACATGTCTTACCAAACGACATGCCAATATTGCTACTCGTAATGTCACAGAGTTTCTGGAATGTATCAGACTACCAACGTAATTGACGTTGTCTTTCTAGACACAATAACACATAAACTCGTACTGGAGTCATTTCAGGGATGTTTCATTTTCCCTTACTCAGATCCAAAGTAAATGCGATTTATACATTTTGGTTTTCTGTCAGAAGTATTCATAAACTGACTTTTGCGAAATTAAGTTGATGATTCTACCAGAATCAAACGAAATCTCTAATACGATATAAAATCGTGTAGAATATTGATTTTGAAAATCAATAAACATAATAAACCCAATAGGGAGTTAAAAATGTTGTGTTTTCTTTTTTGTTTTATTTTACTCCAAAAAAGGAAAAAGTTATCGCTTGTTTAAACAACCGCTACTATCACTTTCAGTGTTCTATGTTGTGATGGCACCTACACACTTTCACTAAGAAACACTGATGGACCCACTTCACGTTACGTCTTCAATGTTTATCTATTTCACTTGGAAAGTCTTCCTGGTACCTTAAAGGCCCTCTAGTTATCCTTGTGATTGAACTTGGCCTCAAATTAGTATCGTTTAAACATTTCGATCATCTCAGATCCCGGGGTTTGAAAACCCGTTGTTCATAAAATGCGC